CTTGAAGCTGTTGAAGATCAAGTTCCAGTCCAAAGATTATGCACAACGTGATCGCAAAGCTCCATTCGCAGTTTTGATTGTTGGCGATTCGAATATTGCCAAATCGCAATTCACAAACATTCTGTTCCAGCAGTTTGGCAAAGTGCACCACAAAGATATCTCTTCATCGAGTATTTGGACACGAAATTCCATGGACAAGTTCTATTCCGGATATCGTCAATCCAAGTGGTGCATTGTGTTGGATGACATTGCACAATTCAATCCGAACCTCGGAACCCTCGATCCCACGATTGCTGACATCATCGTCTTGATCAACAATGTGACACTTGTTGCGCCGATGGCTGATTTGGAAGACAAAGGAGTTGTTCCTGTTCGTCCGGATTTGGTCCTTGGTACCACCAATGTTGAAGAGTTGAATGCCCAAGCGTACTTCGCATGTCCTCTCGCTGTGCGACGACGTTTTCCTTACGTTGTCAAACTTGAAGTGAAGGAAGAATACAGAGCGAAGATGATGGTCGGTGAACAGATCGTTGAGACAACAATGGTTGATGCGAGCAAGATTCCTGTAGTTGCTGAAGGTAGCTTCATGGACATTTGGCGCATTACATTGTCCAAGATCGTTGCGGAACCAGGCCAAGATGGCATGTCGAATCCCAAGTTGGAGGCGATTGCAATTTATGAGAACATCTACGATTTCCTGCAGATGTACTCTGAGTTGTCGCTTGAGCATGGAAAGAATCAGAATTTGAGTAAGACGGCGACCGAAACGATGGCTCGTGTAGCCATTTGTGACAACTGCTTTCGCCCTACCACCATGTGCACATGCGCGCAAATTGCTGTGCAGTCAGGAGAGGAGACAATCCTTACTCCTTACGACATGGCTTTGATTCGACTCCGCTTGGCGTACCCTCATCCGGGTGCTTGGAGCATTCCTCTGTCAATCTCGACTCCCATCGAGATTTTTGATGATGAAGATGAACAAAGCTTTGACAACGATGCGTTCTTTGAGGTTTACTGGCAAAGTGACCTTGTGAATGAATTGTTATTGGAGTTTTCCGAAGAAGAGCGTGATAGCCTTAAGCAAGCTACTCACGATGCTTTGTTCACTGATATCTCTGCGGAGGAAATCCATAAGAAGGCCCATGAAATTTGGGATTACACTCATGACGTTGCTGTAGTCATTGCCCGCTTGATTGGCAAGGGTGTAAAATGGATCATTCGAACTGCTGACGATGTTCTGAAGGCTGCAAAGTCTTTTGGAATTTCTGTCTGCAAGCAGCTCGCTTATTCCGTTCTTCGCATTGTATGGAGATATCAAATTGCTCTGTACCGTGGAAAGTTCAATGCACTTGGTCAGAAGATGATGGAGATTTACAATCATCCCATTGTTACATTTGCGCGCTCGTTTGCTGTAGGATTTATCCTCGGGAAATGTGTCTGCTTCTTCTTGGAGAAGTTTCTCCTTTCAAAGGTAGAATGCGGACTTCCTGAAGCGAATGTGCAAGGTGGATCTGACAGCGTTTTTACTCGTGATGACAAAGTGAATCCTTGGATTAAGGATGAACTCGTTCTATCCGATTTTTATGTTCCTTCTCGCTCGCAAGGGTGGAAGAACATGTCTCACGAGTTTGTGCAGAGTCGAATTGCACAGAACGTTGTTTCTCTCCAGGCGCAATTTGTTCGCGATGGAGAAGTGAAGCATGTTCCTGCGACTGCAGTGTGTGTGGTTGGCCATATTTATATGACGAACAATCACTCGCTCCCTGCTGACATTGATGAGTATGAAGTCCATCTTTCGGACATGCCTGCAAATGGCAACATCACCAGCAATGTGAAATTCATGCTGGCACAATCTACAGTCCTACGTATTCCTGAAAAGGATATTGCGTTCTTTTTGTGTCGTGCCACTCCTCCTCGAGCGGACCTGACAAGTCTGTTCTTGAAGAATGAGTTTCCGCAGCTTTACTGCAATGGTTTCTACATCCACTGTCGTGCTGGATCTCGAGCGTGTGTCAACCAGGTTGAAGCGATTCATTTCGCAACACCTGAGTTGGGTGACATGCGTCTGACCGGTTGGTTTGGACGTGTGGGCATGAATGCTCGCTCAGAACACACACGTTTTGGTGATTGTGGTTCTCCTCTTGTTGGGATGACTCCTGCTGGCCCGATTATTTTGGGTATTCATCGCACTCTTTTGGGTGATGAAGTTGGAGCCCCCCAGGTTCTCTTTCGCGATATCCAATTCGCGTTGAATCATTTTGGGCCTCAAGTACAGTGTGGAATTCCTAGTTTTTGTGAGGAGCCTTTGGGCCCTTTGCATCACAAGTCGGTTCTGCATTGGGAGAATGATGGTCAAGCCAGGGTGTATGGGAGTACGCCCCGCTCGAGTTTCCGCACTGCTCCTCGATCTAATGTTGTGGACACATGTATTAGCGAAGCCGCGCAAGAACGTGGCTTTGTGAAGCGCTGTCTGCCGCCTGTGATGAAGGGTGCTGAAGTGTGGAGCAAGAATATTCGTCCCATTGTCCACCAAAAGAACAAGATGGATTCAACTGTTATGTCTGCCTGCGTTAAGTCGTTTGTGCAGGACATCACTGAAAAGTTGGAACCTGAGTTTGTGAAGGAAATTGTAATCCTTGATGACGTCACCACTATGAACGGTCTGGCAGGAGTGCGATTCCTCGATAAGGTGAACAGGAACACGAGTATGGGCTATCCCTATCGCAAATCCAAGCGTAATTTCTTGGTACCTCTCGAACCTACGGAAGATCATCCGGATCCAGTTGAGTATACTCCTGAGATCTTGGAAGAAATTAACGTGATTCTCGAGACGTACAAGCGCGGTGAAAGGTATATGCCAGTGTTCGTCATGAGTTTGAAGGACGAACCGGTCACTGAGAAGAAAGTACTGATGCAGAAGACCCGTGGCTTTATGGGTGGGCCTGCGGCATTTCAGTTTGTTTGTCGCAAGTATCTTTTGGCATTTGTTCGAGTATTCCAGTTGAACCCGTATATTTTTGAGGGTGCACCTGGCATGAATTGCAACAGCTCTTCGTGGCTGGAACTGTTCGAACATCTCACCAAGCATGGGTGTGATCGCCTGATTGCAGGTGATTACGGGATGTTTGACAAGAACATGACCTCGGAAGAGATGATGGCAGGTTTTGATGTAATCATTGCCGTCCTGCAGCACGCTGGATGGAGTGAGGAAGACATTTTGAACGTGCGTTGCATTGCCGAGGACATTTGTTTCTGCGTTTGCGATTTGCAAGGAGATTTCGTTGAATTCTTTGGGAGTAATCCTTCGGGGTGGGCTCTCACTGTGATTTTGAATTGCATCGTGAACAGTCTGTACATGCGGTATGCCTTTGCCAAGATGAGTTCGGTTGATGAACTGCCACAGTTTCAGGACAAAGTGGCTTTGATTACGTATGGTGATGACAATGCTATGGGGGTACATGAGAGTATCCCATGGTTCAACCACACCAGTATTGCGGCTGAATTGACCAAACTTGGAAAGGTGTACACGATGGCTGATAAGGAAGCAGAATCTGTTCCATACATCACGATTGAGGAGGTTTCGTTTCTGAAGCGGAGATTCGTGCCTGTTAGTGCCAATCGTGTTTCTTGCCCTCTGGAATGGGCATCGATTGAGAAGATGTTGACGACGTGTGTGCTTAGTAAGACTGTGTGTCCTGAAAAGCAAGCAATCGATACCATTCGAAGTGCAATCGGCGAATTCTTTCAGTACGGAGAGCAAGTATTTGCGAAGAACGTGCAGAAGATGCGTGAAATTGTCCATGAATGCCACTTGGAGAGTTTTGTGGAGGATGCGACATTCCCGTCGTACGGACAACTTCTGGAAGCCCACTATACTGCTAGTGGCTATGAATTGAGCTTTTTTGAGGATGTGCGCGAGCTTGAAGCTTAAAACATCCCAACTCTTTGTGCGGAAGTAAGTGCTTTTCGCGGACTTAGGTCCAAAACCCAGCATTTTGTATAGTGTGATCGTGTGTATATTGACTTGCGTGTAGATGTATGTATGCTGCTATATGTTTCCTGCATGGGCGTTCCCCGAAATCCCTTTTTAGGGAAGCTGTGGCTGGACAGCACTCACGCGTTACGCGTACCCCAACTTGACTCAGTTTGGGGTGAATGCATATGAGTTGCAAACTTCGAAAAGGAAAAAGATATTAGATCGGTACAGCGCGTCTTCGCGACCGGTCTTCTTAATCAGGAAGACAAACAGTTGATGATCCAATCTGAAGAGACGGATGGACCCGCTCTTCTCGAAGAGGAGAAAGTGGCGATCACTCAGATCGAAACCGTTCAATTCATGGATGCAGGAGAGACACCTGCATCTGGACATCCAACTGACTTTGAGGCGACCTACAGTGAGCACACTGATGAGATCGCTACGTTGGGGAAGTATTTGGAGAGACCAGTCTTGATTGATCAGTTCACTTGGAACGAATCAGACACATTCTCGCTGTCACCACACATTATTTACCCGTGGTACTTATACTTCAACAACACGTACATCAAGAGTAAGTTGACAAACTACTCGCGCCTGCATTGCAATCTGAAGCTCACATTTCGCTTCAATGCATCACCGTTTTATTATGGTGGATTACGAGTAGTGTATGACCCTCTCTCGACTGGGAAATTTGATCCATTGTCGACTGAGGATGTCATACCAATGTCGCAAGCTCCTGGTGTAATGTTGGAGCCCCAAGTCACATCGTCGATGGAGCTTGTTTTGCCGTTTTTGTGGCCCCATTCGTGGTTGAATACTGGCGTTGCGTCCCAGTTCAACTCGATGGGCAAGCTCATTTATGCAGTTTTCTCGCAGTTGCAATCAGCAAATGGTGTTACTGGACAAGGAATTACAATTTCCACGTACGCGCAAGCGTGTGATGTGGAGATTTCTGGACCTACCATTAAGGCTGTGTTGCAGTCAGGTGTCGTTTCTGGCCCTGCTACTGCAATTGCAAATTTTGCAAGGAACTTTGCACAAGTTTCGGCGATTGGACCGTATGCTCGTGCTGTGGATATAGGAGCTACTGCAGTTTCTCGGATAGCTAAGATCTTCGGATTTTCGAATGCTCCTATTACCACGAATGTTGGCCCTGTACAGAACAAGGTATTTCATGCTTTTGCGAACACTGAGACACGTGTGCCGCTTGACAAGCTTGCTATTGACCCTGCGAACGAAGTTACAATCGATAATCGAGTTACTGGCGATGTGGGTGAAGATCCGCTGATCATACAGCGTTTAGTGACCCATCGAAGTCTCGTGAAGATTGTTGCTTGGCCTTCATCGACAGCAGCAAATACCATTTTGCAACATGGTGCTGTTACACCGATGATCGTTCGCACATCTGCTGGGACCAATCAGACCTACAAATATCACACGCCTGGGGCGTGGGTAGGTGAAATGTTCCGATTTTGGCGGGGAGGTATGAGATACACTTTCCGCATTCATCGAACTAAGTACCACAAAGGTCGTTTGATTGTGTCTTGGGATCCGAATGGTGAGTTGTCAGCCCTGGGAGTTGAAACAGCAGTTTTTAGTAAGATTTTCGATCTTGAATCTCCTGAACAAGAATTCTCGATTGACATTCCTTTCAAGGCATGCTCCCCATGGTTGAAAACCACCGATTCGGTCGGTCTGCAATCGTCCGCATTTACAGTGGACTATTCTGGCGTGAATGGCTACTTTGTCATTGGGGTTCTGAATCCCTTGACTGCTCCTACGGCAACTTCTAGCGTGAACATTTTGGTTTCCGCTGAAGCTCTCGAAGACATGGAGTATGCAGCCCCTACAACATTGCCAGAAAATGTTACCACTGCAATTGTGCAGAGTGGAGTGATTGACGGTCCCCAACAGGTCGCCACCGATGGTGGGGCCGTGGATCAACAGTCAGTTCAGTATTCTGAGCGCATTCCTGACATCACAGTCGGAGAGCGCGTGGGATCACTACGCACATTATTGCATCGAACTACAAGAGCTTTGACACAGCACTTGGGTTTGAATACGGACACAACTACGGTTGTCTCTGCGAGAAAGTTCCATACGATCAATTGCTTCGATCGCTTGCCTCCAACGTTTGGTTTCCAAACATCGGATTCGTATTATTGGGCAAGGAACGCTGCAAATACTCAGACGAAGCCGTGCAATTTTTGTCCTACGCATCCAATCAATTGGGTTTTGGCTGCATATGTAGGTTATCGCGGATCTGTTGTGGTCCACGCGAATTGCTCTGGTGCACCTGCACTCGGCGACATTTGGAACATGTCACTTGCGCGAATTGACCACAATTACAGTGGTCTTTCCACCATCAACACTGTCCGTAACTCGACGTATCAAACCATTACTCTCTCAGAGGGAGCTGGTAAGATCGCCACATGGGTCATGGATAAGAACAGTGGAAATGTACCATATTGGCCCACAGGGGCTGGTGGTGTAACAGTCACCAATGGTAAAACGCAAATGGCAATTTCTGCGGTTATTCCGCAGTACGCTCGCACTCGCTTTATGCCAGCTGCTTACTCGCAAAGGAACAACGACTTCATCGACACAGTGTATGATGGATGTCGTCTTGATACTGATTTTTCAACGAGTGAGACAGCGGCAGATGTTCAATTGTGGCCTCATGTTGACATGTACTGGGCTGCTGGAGTCGATTTCAATCCAGTGTTCTTCACTGGTGTGCCTCGCATGTATTATTATGCGACTCCAACCCAAGTCAACACGAACGTCACTGAATAAGTGAGCATGAAGGCGTCTAAGAGTACATAGTGTGCCGCCCGTTTGACAACTATCCTTTCCCGGGAGAAACAATAAGTGGAACTAGAAGTAGTATAAACTAGCTAGGTTTTTTCACCTAGGAACGTGGGAACGTTCTAAAACAGAAATTCGCTGGTGTGGCCAGCGTGCGTCATCATAGAAGATCGCT